ACAGGAGCAACTGGTAGCACGGGAGCAACTGGTAGCACAGGAGCAACTGGTTCTACAGGAGCAACGGGTAGTACCGGAGCAACTGGGTCAACTGGAGCAACCGGGTCAACAGGAGCAACTGGTTCAACAGGAGCAACCGGGTCAACGGGAGCAACTGGTGATACAGGAGCAACTGGTTCAACAGGAGCAACTGGTTCAACGGGAGCAACCGGGTCAACCGGAGCAACTGGCAGCACAGGAGCTCCTGGCCCTGGAATAATATTTGGCTCAACCGGCGTATTAACCAATTATGATAATAGTCTAATTGGGACTGTTAGTCAAATAATCATAACAGATGGTTCTACCGCTGGATATACCGGCAATAGCTTATACATAAAATCTTTCGTCATAGACCATCCTACAAATGAAAATAAATATTTAGTGCATGGATGTTTAGAAGGACCTGAAGCTGGTGTCTACTACAGAAACAAAGCATCTATTACAAACGGCGAATATGTAGAAATAGAATTACCTGAGTATGTATCAACATTTGCAACAGATTTCACTATTCAAATCACACCCATTTACAGCGGCCCTCCAATTAAAACATATAACGCGTCAGAAATCATTGAGAATAAGTTCAGAGTGTATGGCGTTAATGGGTCATTTTACTGGATTGTTCATGGTAAACGTTTGTCCGTCGTGACTGACCCAGATAAAGAATCTGTAAATGTTAAGGGCAGCGGACCATACAAGTGGATAGAATAAGGGTAAGGGTAACTTGGTTCCCTTAGGAACCCTCCTTAACGAAGTTGAGTTGGCTACGCCAAGGAGGCTTTGCTCCCGTAAAGGTTCTTCACTTTAGGTGAGGCTCTTCTATCTTATTTTATAATAATGCGAAAAAGTATTTAACACCATATATGCTTAAGAAAATGTGTAACATAATTACATATTTTCAAAACCCGGCGCAAACACGCGTCACCTTTACCGCGCAAATATTCGCCGAAGGCAGTTTTGTTGCGTTTATTATTTGCGTCTATTATACAAACAACCTATTTACAACAACCTATTTACAACTACCTATATTTACCACCTAATCCTTAACAAAGTTTTTTTGCTACACTTTTCTTAAAAGTGTGTATAAAAGTACTTAAAGTCATCCTACATAATAGTAAGTATACATATGAACACCGCTTTGCCAACTGTAGAGGACGACCCAATTGATAACAGCACCTTATTTAGTCAATTTGATAGTATTGTTGATAGTTTAGCCCTATTTCGTGGACAAATTACCACTATTCAACATCAAATAAAACATCTTGAAAAAAATGTGAAAAAGGAACTTAAACAGCTCAATAAGCAAGTCGTTAAGAATAAGAATAAGGGGAATCGTAAACCATCTGGTTTTGCGAAACCTACCAAGGTAACTGACGAATTATGCGAATTCATGAATCGTACTCAAGGCAGCGAAATTGCACGCACTGATGTTACAAAGGCATTGATTGAATATATTAGGACTAATGGACTCCAATATAAAGATAATAATCAAGTCATTATTCCTGATGAGAAGTTGAAGGTGCTTCTGGGCATCAATGAAGGTGATGAGGTCACCTATTTTAATATTCAAAAATACATGAATAAGCACTTTAAGGGGAACCAAGGTTCCCTTTGAAACTTTCCTTAGCTGAGAATCTAATTAACTCAACTATGTTCCCAGACATATTATTATATTTATACTTAAAAATATAATGATATATTTATGAAATATGACTAAGATTGAGCGTGATTATTCGCATACAATTATTTATAAAATTTATTGTAATGATATTAATGTAACTGACGTATATGTAGGACATACAATAAATTTTATACAACGTAAAAATGCTCATAAATTATGTTCTGAATGTTTAACTCATCATGAAAAATTGTATAAAACTATTAGAGCTAATGGAGGATGGAATAATTGGACTATGGACTGTGTTGCAACCTATAAACTAAAAAATTTAGCTGAAGCGAGAGAAATGGAACAAAAACACTTTGAACAGTTACAAGCAACATTAAACTCAGTTCCACCATTCGCGAATAAAATTCCTACAATTATACCCAAAAATATATTAAATGCGAATAATAGCAATATTTCCACACCTAAAATATCTCATGTTCCTATTCCTGTATTGATTCCCGTTAGTGAGGTAGTGTATTTAGATGGTGGAAAATTTAAATGTGTAAATTGTGAAAAAATATTTTCTAACAAAAGCAATTATACTAAGCATTTATCTACTGTTAGACATAAAATGAATGTATTAAATAAAAATCCTTCTAATAGTTCTACTATATGTAATATATGTTCTAAACAATATTTGTCACGCAATGGGTTATGGAAACATAAAAAAACATGTGTTATATCTAATAAAAATACTTCTAACCCAATAAATAATGATTTTTATAGTGAACTAATCAAACAACATAATGAATTCAAAAGTATAATTCTAGAACAAAATATAAAAATAACTGATATTTTACAGCAGACTCTTTTGGCGAAAAGGAAAGAAACAGTTTGAACTCGTTTGGTGAGATGGAACGTGTAATATATGATTTTCAGTTATTTTTCCCAAAAGTTTTTTGGGGAAATCAATTTTGGACATTTATAAATGTCCATTTTTCAATAGCTTAATAAAATCATGGAAAATGAAAACACAAAATATGGAGTGTTATGTTAATGCTCTAGTTTATATTATTTTTATTATTTTTTGTGACGATAATAAAAAATGCTGCAATAAAGGGGCGGCCCGACGTGTTGGAAACCGAGGCACGAATTTTGGAAACCCAAGCACGAATTTTGGAAACCGAGGCACGAATTTTGGAAACCGATATTATATATTATAATAATTATAATATAAATAATATGATTATATTATAATATGTCTATACAAGATATAAAATTATGCGATAATGCTACATCTGATTTTAAATGTAACTGCGGAAAACAATACTCAAACAGGTCAGGTATATGGAAACATATGAAAAAATGTAAGTTATTTGACGAATCCATGGATAAATCATATTATGATTGTACTTGTGGAAAACAATATCTAACAACATCTGGATTATGGAGACATAAACAAAAATTATGTTGTTCTAATGCGACATCTAATAATATTACACCACATCCCATATCCAATGACCCATCCCTAATTTACGAGTTGATGAAGCAGAACACTGAGTTTAAAGCCATGCTTATGGAGCAGAATACTAAAATTATAGAATTATTACAAAATAATAATAGCACTACTAATATTGGCACGGTGAATAATGTAAATACTGCTAATTTCAGTTTAAACTTCTTTTTGTATGAACAGTGTAAGGATGCCGTAAATATGTCTGATTTTATTGATTCTCTTGAACTTCAGTTGAAGGACCTTGAAACTGTTGGCGAGATCGGCTACATTGATGGTCTTACTAAGGTATTCATGCGCGGCATCAACTCTATGGATGTTTATAAACGTCCTATTCATTGTAGTGATTTAAAGAGAGAAGTCCTGTATGTGAAAGACCAAGATGTATGGGAAAAAGAGCCTGAGTCTAGGCCTCGCATGACTAAGGCAGTGAAATCTATTGCACATAAAAATATTAAATTATTACCTAAATGGATTGATGAAAATCCGAAATGTAATGATATACGCTCTAAAAAAAACGACGAATATTTGAAAATAGTGAATAAATCTATGGGCGGAAATTCTATGGAAGAAGAAGATGATAAAATTAATAAAGTCATTAAAAATGTTATCAAAGAAGTGGTGATAGATAAACGTACTGGCACGGCGCCGCCTCCTTAGGAGTATCCAATTCCAAACTTAGTTATATTATTTCGTTACCCAAAAATTTATATGTGAAACTCCCCATATTATTGTAAAAATGTATGTTATATGAGCAGTTTTACTTCTTTAGACAATACGAAATTATCTATATTACAAGACGCCAATAGAAAATTACATATTTCTGATGATTTATCATTAGAGAGAAACAAAAATATCATATTTATATACTGCCCACCTAAAGTTGGGTCCACTACTTTAGTAACATCATTGCGATTATTTGCTATACATAAATATACAATTGTACATATTCATGATGAGGCGATGCTTAAACGACTAGGTAATATAACCAATGTAACTGTTAACGAGATTATTTCATATAACTCAAGTTTAGGCAAAAATGTATATGTTATTGACATTTATAGAACTCCTATTGAGAGAAAAATATCAGTATTTTTTGAAAAAATAGCAACACATCATTTTAATAATGCTGAAATAAAAATCAATAATTATAATGTAAATAAATTAATCCACCGTTTTAATAAGTTATTTCCGCATATAGCTATATCTGACTACTATTTAGATCATAATCGCTATAATATGCCTTTATTGGAGGCCGTGGATTTTTCTAAAAAATTCATATTACAAGAAGTTGATAATATTAAATATGTCAAATTACGACTTAAAGACGCAGATGGTTGGCCGACAGCATTGACAAAAATACTGGATACGCCGGTGTATATTGTAAAGGATTATGATACCGCAAGTAAACCATTAAAAGATATATATACCATGTTTTCGCATCAGTATAAAATACCTGAAAATTATTTTTCTATGATTGAGGCATGTGATAAACTTCAATATTATTATTCGGTTGAAGAGAGAGAACAATATTTGAACCAATGGCGAAATAGAAAAACTGCGGACTTTACGCCTTATACTGATGATGAGTATATATTTTACGATAAATTGTGTATTGAAAATCAGCACATTAATGATGTTCAAATAAATCATTATATTGATAACGGATGTATATGTGTAGCTTGTTCTGCTAGAAGAAAGCGTATGTCTACTAGAATTATGAATGGAGAGAAAATCATGGGAAAAATTATACATGATGATGAGGTGGTCGCTTATGCCAAACGTCCTCAAAATAAACTTAAACAACCGAATAGACCAAAATAATATTATATGGGCAACCTACACGCTTTACCATATAATACAAAAAAACAAAGATTTAGTTAAATAAGTTACAAAACAAGCAAACAATAAAAGGACATTTCTATTAACTAAGGCACTAAAGTAAGGCCGGGGCAATTTGTAAAGGGGCATACACTGTTTACCGTCTTACTGCGTTGTATTTTTTTCCAGGCTTAATCATTATCGCAAACATACGCAACATTTCATACGCGACCTTAGGGTAGCGCTTGCGATATATATGAAACGTGGTCAGGATACGTTGTCTGCGTTTGGAATCAGATGAATACAGCCATTGATCTGGGAAATATACTGACTTGGGCGTGTCAAACCGTCGCCCCCCTGGCGGAAGAATTTGTAGCTTCTGACGATTGCGGGATAATATTGAAAAGTAGTGAGGGGTTTTGACTATTTCCAGGAAGAATCCGCATAAGACATTGCCGCTAATCTGCTTGAGAATAGTAGCCAGATTATACCGGTCCATAATGAGATAGAGCTGGAGCTCATACGGGAAGAACTGCTGGATTTCATACGTAAGCATATCTTCTGGCAAGCGCCAAAACATCGGTAACTTGAGTGTGATTGAGGTCTCGGCACGGTCAAACTGGAATTGTAGCGCGTCAATCTCGTCATTGCTTTTTTGGAGTACGACATCACGGTGGTCATCTAAGGCCGCCTGCCGTAAATCTTGCTCGTGCAACATTGAGAATATCATAGGGGTCAATTTATCTTTTTCTTTTGTTAGCTCACGCATGGCGGTCTTGGCTTTTTTTGTGAATTCGCATAACTCTTCAAGAGACAACTCCTTCGGCGTGGCGAATTTTTGGGTTACTAACATTTTTTTGATGTTTTTGCGACGCGATATAGCTGTTGCAATGTCCTCTCTTGTTTGGTCTACTCTGCATTCTAAATATTCAGTCAATTGAGTGTCATACGCGAGAGTATTGCGCCTACCTTTTGGAGGAAGAACACGAAGTGGTGCCGTGGTCTCAAACCGACCGTGCGCTGGATTTCGTTTGGGGGCCATATTAAATATTGATACCGATTTATTAAGTGCGTTTGGATTTTGACAAAAATCCATTTCAATTTTTTTAAGGTAACCAATGTTCCCTTAGGAACCCTCCTTTACGCAGGTAATCTTAATAGCTAACCAGCTAAAATAGCGCAGTTGACAAAAAATTACGAGTCAAATAAGCGTTTTCTTATTATATATGCTCATAAATAATTTCATATTCCGCTTAATTTTGAACACATAATTAGTAAATCCGTGCACAATTACTGCGGGATTTTGTGTGCGTATTTTTAGCCGAAGGCGCTGTGTTTTAGCGGGTTAGCTATTAACATTATGTTACGTATTTACTTATAACAAAATAGGACAATGTACATTTTTATGCATAATTAGTAATAAAATGTTTGTGCGTGTTTAGTAAAGAGATTTATGGTTCCCGTAAAAAAATTGAAATGAAATATTTTCTAAGAATGTGGATTATCTTATACAAGACAGTGACCTGCTAAAGCAAAAATGACGACGCAAATGAAAGACATGACCAAGGCGATGGACCAAAAGGTAAGAGAGAGAGATGAGATGTTAGTAGATATTTTAGCTAAAATGTATAACTTTGACGCAGAAGATGCGAAGAAACAGTTGTGGCCTAGCAAAGCTGACAAGGCGGAAGCGACAAAGAAGCGAGTGATTTTGTCTAAAGAGGCTGATTTGAGCCCCAAAGAACAGAAGATGTACACAGAGATGAAGGAGGTTGCTGCGGCCACGATTAGTGCCGTAGAGGAAACACCGACTACAGAAGTAGTAGCGGTAGTAGCAGCACCTGTTGGGAAGAAGGCCTCCTCTGCCCCAGCGGCTGCTAAGCTCATTTTGCCGTTCCCTGGCTACAAGATGGAGGGCAAGTGCTGCAGCATCCGCCCCAACCATGACCTGTACACCCAATGTACCGCGCAAGTATCTGAAGGCACGCAATTTTGCGGTTCATGCACTAAGGATGTTGTAGCGGAAACGGGCAAACCAAAGTACGGCACTATTGAGGACAGATTAGCTTGCGGCGCTATGGATTACCATCCAGCGGGATGCCCGAAGGTGAAACACTATTCACGCCTGATGAAGGAGAAGAAGTACCAATACACTCGTGAACAGGTATGCGAGGAAGTCGTCAGACTAGGCCTCGTAGCACTTGATGAATGGCATTTTGAGGAACAAGCTCCTGCGGCAAAGAAGAAGGCTGAGAAGACTGTTGTAGTAGCTGCTGACGTATCTGCGACAGTTACTGTTAGCGACGAAGTCTCCGGCGAGATTGCTAACATCAAGGCAAAGAAGGTGAAGGCACCCACAGAAGCTAAGAAGTCAAAGAAGGCTGCGAAGGCAGAGACGAGCGAAGTGCCTGACCTGTTCAAAAACCTCACAGTAGTTGATACCAGCGCACAGGTAGTTGCTTCAGCTGCTTCTGAAGAGTCGTCCGGAGAGGAGCTAGAGGAAGATGATTATGAAGAAGACGCATAAACTTACTGGTTTATGCGTATAAAAATAAATAAAATAAATAAAAAATAAATAAAAATTTTGTTATAATAGTTTGCTTTGCCTTTGTTTTGTAATTGTTAATTAAAGTTTGTTTTTTTATATTTTTCATAAATATAATAAATCTTCAATAGTAATAGTTTTATTTTTTTTCATTTCTTGCAGTAAAAACGCAACATGTTCTTTTTTAACTTTATATGCTATAGGTTTTCTATAATGAATATCAACATTACCATCTTTTTCATACCGATCTACCCATCTCATTAAACTCCTACGAGAACATTTGAATATCTTACATATTTCTTCTTGCGATTTATCTTCTACTAAATAATGATTAACAGCAGTTAATTTATAATCATTACTTTTACGAATAGACATACTTACTATATATGATTAAATTATAGTAAGTATTTATAATTTTATTAAACATTTTCCAGTTAAACTATATTTTTGTGATAATTCTTCATTCTTATTTACAAAACAATCACGGCATAATAAT